GTGCTCTTCCGATCTCCGTTTCGTACCCGCTTTGGAATAACCCAGGAAGGACCCGCTGTCCGGCTCGTGGTTTGAATGTTTGTTCGCTTGTTCATGAAGATGAACACGGCGCGGAAACATCAGTATCGGGGCGCGGGGATTTCCCGCCATGTTTGCCTCGTGCTGTGCCGCGTCGTCGATCAACACAACCTGCTGCCGCGCAGGGCGATGGCGTGGAGGATGCACTGCACCTCGGTCATTTATCGTGGTCCCTCACAGGGGGCATTGTTCCCTTCCCTTTGGCCGGCCGCCTCGTCTAGCCTGTGGGTGTGAGCGAAGCAATGGAGGGACACCACCGTGCGAACGTATTCCGACAGCGAGCGATCCTCGGCATTCGCCAGCCTGGACAACGCCAGCAGCAGCGACGGCGAGACGCGCATCTTGATTTCCTCGGTGCATTTTTCGTGCATGGCCGATCCTCAAAAAAAACCGGCACCGCCAATGCTGGCGGGCCGGGCAAATCCGGCGGACGGAAGGGAGAGGGGGAGACGCCCGCCGGCTGGAGGAGACATTGGGTCAGGCTGCTTTCTGTCCGCCGTTCTGCGGAAAAACATCCGGTCGAGCTAGGCGCATGAACATCAGGCGCGCTGGTGGTATGCCGTTCTCGCGCCATTGCGAGACGGCTCCTTTCGTTACTTCGCACAACTTCGCGACCGCTCCGGTCCCGCCCAACGCGTCGATGATCTGGCTGCTGTTTTCTTCCATGCGGCAAGTATAGAAAACTTAACGCAGAAAAGTCAACTGGTCTAAACCACAAATTGTCTAGGCTCATGAACATGCACAAGTCGTTACCGGAGCGCATCCGCCAGGTCATGGCCGAGCTGGACATCAACCAGGTAGAGGTAGCGCGCCGCGCTCGCGTCACGCGGGGCCGCGTGAACCAGTGGCTCAATGGAAAGCCAGGCGGAATGTCTGCCGATGCGGCTTTCAATCTTGCCGACTCAACGCCATACGAGGCGCGCTGGTTGGCGACCGGAACCGGCCCGGAGCGCAAGATCGACACGATGAATCACCGCACGCCGGACTTGATCAGATACTTCAATCAGTGCGACGAACGCGGGAAAGAGCATCTGTTGTTCGTCGCCGAGCGTGAGGCCAGCTACCATCGTGGAGGCGGGTAGCCGGGCTAAGACTGGCACCAGCGCACACGTTTTCACATCATCCGCAGCAATGCGGATTTTTTTTGGTTTCCGTGTTTAGAATTGTTGACAATCGTTTGTTTAGGGTTCTATACTTGAGCCAACATGAAGCAACAAACGGAACCCAAGGGCCACAAACCCGAACGCATGAGTTCGCTGGATCGCGTAACCAGCAGAGACACCGAACAGGCGGATTCAGAGGAATGAAAGCCAGGGTTTAGGAGGATAACTGAGGTGGGAAAAATGAATTCGAGCATGACAGGGTACGTCGGCCTGATGCTGGCCGGATTTGAATTGGCCGATGGCTTCTCGTCCAAAGACTGCAGCGGGTGCCTCGATGCACCCGAATACTTGAACGCCGGCTCGATGCGGCGTCACGAAAGGTGGGATGGCCTTGTCGGTACGGCACTGGCGGTGCCTTCCTGGACATGGAGAATGTGACATGAAAACCGCCCTGAAAAACACGTTGACCGCAGCGCGCCGGAACTGGCTGCGCTTCCAGATGGCCAGCCTGGAAATCCAGATCGACGGCATGGCCGAAGCGATCGAGGCCGTCGATGACCCGCTGCTCAGGCTGCGTATCGGCACCGCCCGCGCCGTCGCCCGCCGCGAACTCGCCAGGCTGCGCGCCAAATACAACAGCACGCTCCCGGCCGGGAAGCGCGTGGTGTGGGGGTGGGCATGAAACCCTTGCGCCTGTTCAACGGGCCGCGTTACGAAACCATCGTCGGCAGTATCCAGACGATGGTCATGTCAGCCGACGAGCGCATCGAGATCGTTCGCCGTACAACGGACATTCAAGCGCTTCAGGACGCGCGCGACCTTGTCCAGACCACGGTACGCAACGCGATCGACCGCCGACTTCGCCAACTCGCCAAGGAGAAAGCATCATGAACACCGACCGCCTCAACATCATCGTCTTCGGCGCCGTGTGCGTCGCTGCTACCGCCATCTGGCTGCGCGTGCTGGTCCAGATTGTCCAGATCGTGATCGGACGGTGATGGACATCCTGCTTTCCGCGATCGCCATCGCCGTCGTCTTCACGATTCTCGGGAAGGTCTTCGATGGCCGACATTGAAACCCGACGTTTCTGCCACGCCTGCGGGCAGTTCCATGTCTTCCGTGACGACCTGTGCTGGGGATGCCTTGAAGCCGTGCGCCGCCTCGCCGCTGAATACGAAAGCATCGGGCAGGACACGCCCGAGCCAGCCACAAACGCCATTTCAGGAGAAACCCGGTGAGCGCAATCATGATCGACCTCGAGACGATGGACAACCGGCCGACCGCGGCCATCGCAAGTATTGGCGCCGTCTGGTTCGAGCCGAGCGGCTCGTGGATCGGACGCACATTCAACATGCACGTCGACCTCGTCGACTGCCAGCGGCACGGACTGACCATCGGTGCGGATACCGTGCTCTGGTGGCTCGGCCAGTCCGAAGAAGCGATCGCCAGCCTGCGCAATGGTCAGGACTGCGCCGCGCCGCTCGTCACCGCGCTCGAGGCGCTCGAAGCCTTCGCGGACTTCGACGATCCTGAAACAGGCGAAGTCTGGTGCAACGGCGCCAGCTTCGACTTTCCGATCCTGGCCAACGCCTTCCGCGCCGCCGGAGGGAAAGCGCCGTGGAAATTCTGGCAAGAGCGCGACCTGCGCACGCTCAAGGGCCTCAGCCCGGACCTGCGCATCGAGCGCAGCGGCACCCACCACAACGCGCTCGACGACGCGCTCCACCAGGCACGCCTGGTGCAGCACATCCTTACCAGCCGCAATGAGGCCGTCGCATGACATACCACATCCACATCGCAGACGACATCCTGTGCCTGGGGCACACCAACAGCATGCGCGAATGGTGCGACCGCCGCGAAACCTGCCAGCGTCACCTGGCACTTCGCAGCCCGTCATTGCCGAAGGAAGGATTTGCCGTTCTCTACCGCGTCTGCCAGCCGAATGCGCATGATCAGTTCATCGAGGCGAAAGCATGACCACCACCGTTTCGCCGGCCCCGGCTGCCTCAACAGAAAGGAGCAGGCAGGCTGCCGGGAAAACAGTTCAAGGGGCCGGCACCCGCACCGTGACGACGCTGCCGAACGGCGCCACCATCACCAGGCACAAGGCGTCATGACCAGCCTCGTGACATTCCTGCTACTCCAGCGCCCAATGCGCACCGCGCTGCCGCCAGATGCAATAGTGCATCGCATCGCCACGCCGGAAGATGACCAAATGTACGACTCAGAACTCATCCGCCGCGCCGTGGCGACCCGTCTGGCCAACGTCGAGACGGTCTTCGACGCCATCAGCGATGGCATCGACACGATCACCGAGATTCAGCGCGTGACCGGGATTGGCAAGAAGGTCGTTCAGCGCGCCGCTACCATGCTGGAGAAAAACGGACGCATCGTGCGCACCATTCCGAAAGCAAAAAGCGAGAGCCACAGGCTAAAACCGATTCACAACCACAAGGGAAACCCATGAACAAAACCATCATCGCCGCAGCAATCCTGTTTGCATCATGCTCTGCCATCGCCGGTGAAGGCCACAAGGACCGCAGCCACAAGCCGCGTAGCGAAAAGCCGGGGACAGACACACAGGTAACGGCTGTCAATCAGACCGCGCAAGCCAGCGCGTATTCCAGGGCCGGCGCGATCGCCGGAGCGAGCGCGTCGGGCGGAAGTGGTGGGCACAGCACGGCCAACGCAACCGGCGGCGCGGGCGGCAACTCCAGCGCATCCGGCGGCAATGCCACGGCGACCGGAGGCCAGGTCGTCGTCAATGGCGGCGGCGCCGGATCGGGCCTGACCGGGCGCATGGTCCCAGATGTCTCGACGACGGCGCCAGCCACGTCGACATCATGCCGAAACGGAATCAGCGCCGGCGGCAGTGGCAACGGCTGGGGCGGACTGATCGGGTTTTTCAGCGAAGACGATATGTGCGAGTGGCGCCTTCTCGAGGCCAACTACCGGGCAACAGGCGACCACGACAAGGCCAACGACATCCGCGCCGGCATGACAGCGCAGCGCTGCGCAAAACTGTCTCCGGAAGACCGCGAGAACTTCGGCGCGCTGTGCCCGAAGGCGCCAACGAAAGAGACTGCAAGCCCGGCGTTTTCGTTTTCCGGCACGGAAAAATGAAAGGAAGGCAATTTAGAAGCCTGTTTTTTAAGGACACATAGCTAAGGGGCCGCCGTAGGCGGTCCCGCTTGAGCGCCGGGTTAGGCGCGGAGGGTTGAGGATGAGCGCAGAACGGAAAATTGCACGGGAACTGGACGAAAGCATGGCCGACGACCGGGCGCACCGAATAGCCAGCGCGGCAGCGGAAGACCTGATCCGCTGCGAAGGCGAGGCGACCAGCGGCATTGACGAATACGCGATCCCGCAATGCCAAGCAGATGACCACATGCGCGAGTGCATTGCGCACCTGTGCTGGCACGGCGAGGCAGCCAGCCACGAAACGGACGACGGGTACATCGTGGTGCAGTTTAGCGATTTCACGATTGGCGCCTAACGCAGAAGTAAGCGGCGCGGCTTCATCGCGTCCGCTTGACTGACGGGTTATGCAGCACTGTTGAAACGGAGAAAAGACGTATGAAAGTTTTGTGGGGATACCCCGGATGGGGATGGCAGATGTTTGGATTGATCGGGAAGGAAAACAAATGGTTTTTCGGACTATCAAGAAAAGAGTTTTTGCCGAAAGAAACAGAACAGCAGCGTAGAAATCGGCTTGAAGAGGTGTTATCGATTCACAATGTCGCCGTCGTCATCGCCTCAAACAAAATCTTTTCTGCCGTCTGCTTCATTTTCCGCAGCGGGTAGCGGTGCGGGTTTTCGTTGTCCACGTCGTCGTTCATACGGGCTATTTCGTTCGCCACGAAAACAAACCTGTCCGCCAAACTCCATTGTCTTTCGCTCATGCTATTTCCCTTTCTCAACCAGCCTTCTAACGCAGAAATAACCGGCGGCTGAAAGCCGTCCGAGTTGATTGACGGGTTAGCCGTGACGCCCGATGAAAGTCACGGTTTTGATGGAGAACAACATGAGCAAAGACGAACAAGCAATCGAAGCCGAAATTCAAGCCAAGGGACTCAACGCGCCGCGCCTCTCGCCCGAGAAGATCGACGCCGTGATTACCGGCGAGGACTACCACGTATTCCCCGGCACGACGCTGACGGTGTGCTGCCTGAAGCTGCGCAACGGTTTCACCGTGACCGGTGAAAGCGCTGCGGCCAGCCCGGAGAACTTCGACGTTGAACTCGGCAAGAAGATTGCCCGAAGCAACGCCCGTGACAAGATTTGGGCGCTCGAAGGGTACGTGCTGCGGGAACGCCTCGCGGCCTGATGAACATGCGCCGTCATCGGTTCAGGCTGGTGACGGCTAACGCTTAGCTGTGCGGAACTGCGCGGCTTTTTGCGCAGGTCCGCACGAGCGTTGTGTTCTGCGGCTGGCGATGACAACAGAGGAAAACGAAATGAACGTGCTCGAAGCGATTAACTACCGAATGAACGGAGGCGGATGCCCAGGGGCTGGAAGCCTCGGCGAGTGCGCCGCGATTACCGAAATCAGACCAGAGGTAAGCGCGAGCAGTTACCACACGGCGCACCTGTACCTGCACAGCGGAGCAGACGACCTGACCCCGGCAGAAGTGGCTAGCTGGTTCCACAAGCTCGGCGCCACCGATGTGGTTGTGTCGGCTGTGCTCTACGACAAGGACAACAACATCCTGAACGGGTCGAGCATCGATGACGGCGTGCGGCCTTGGGACGTGAGCTACTTCCTGCCGCAGAACGCCTAGCTAACCGGCGCGGGCGGCTTCATCGCCCGCGTCCGAGTTGAGCGACGGGTTGGCAGGCAAACGCGAAGGATAGAACATGACAGATTGCAAATGCGAGCACTGGCAAACATGCCCAACGTGCAAACCGGAGTGGTTTGATGCCAACGGGAAAAGGTTGCCAACCATGCCGCCACCGAAGCGCGAAGACATGGAAGCCGCAGGGCACAGACTCGCGCTTGAGTTGGAATGCCTATTGCTCGACACGAAAGACCTGCCGACCGTGAGCCGCTGGTGGGACAGCGGAATGCAGGCGCTCGAAGAGTGGCAGCGGATGTTTCCGTACAACGGGCCGAGTCTCGGAGACTGAGATGGGAAAACTCTACGGCGTGGTACTGCGGTTGCAGGAGCCGGAGATAACGGCCAACTGCTACGGCAAAGGATGCGGTCGCGGAATTTTCGCGGCGCTGTTTGACGACGATCTCGGCGCACTGGTGCCGTGCGCGCAGGAAGAGTGCCCGCACCTGGACAAGCAGATGGACGAACCGCTGTGGAAAGACGGCCAAGGGCGTGACGTGTATCTGCGGCGGCTGAAGTCATTGCCGGCTAACGACAGAGTGGAGGGGCGCGACGCGGCTTTATCGCGGCGCGTCCCTTCGCACGACGGGTTGGGCGGCAAACGGAAAGGACGAAAAGCAATGAGGGTTTTGGTGGCTTGTGAATACAGCGGGAGAGTGCGACGGGCGTTTGCCGCGCTCGGGCATGACGTTCTTTCGGCGGACTTCGAGCCGGCAGAAGACGCCAGCCCGTACCACTACCAAGGCGACTGCTTCGACCTGATAAACGACCAGCCGTTTGACCTGATGGTTGCGCACCCGCCATGCACTTACCTGAGCGTGAGCGGAATGCACTGGACGACAAGAGGGCTACGCGACCCAAAGCTGACGGAAGACGCCCTGGATTTTGTTCGCCGCTTGATGGATTCTCCGATTGCAAAGATCGCCATTGAGAACCCGGTAAGCGTGATTTCCTCAAGGATTCGTCCTCCTGACCAGATCGTGAATCCGTACCAGTTTGGCGAGGACGCCAGCAAGAAGACTTGCCTTTGGCTCAAAGGGCTGCCGCCGCTCAAGCCTACGGCCTTCGTCGAGCCGCGCATGGTGTGCTGCGGTGCCGTGGTGGAGAACGGCGACAAGTACGGATGCCCGAACTGCAACGGAGACAAAGTGGCGCGGCCACGGTGGGGCAACCAGTGCGACAGCGGGCAGAACAAGCTTGCACCGAGCGCGACACGCTGGAAGGAACGGAGCCGAACCTACGAAGGCATTGCCCTGGCGATGGCCGATCAGTGGGGGTCGGATTTGACGCACAACGCAAAGCTAACCGGCTCCGGTACGGAGTCCGGTTGAGCGCCGGGTTAGGCAACAAACACAAGGAGAAATGAATGGCATCACAACTGATTGGCACTACCGAAACCGGATGGTTTAACCCTGGAGTGAACCCGCCGCCGTTCGACATGAAGCTGCTGCTGATGGTGGCAGGGTCACGCTCAGAGGATTGCGGCAGGACGTTTGAACCCTACACGGTGGTGATGACGGCCTACGTTCAACAACAAGGGCCGGGCGACGAGTACGACGACGAGACTGCATTTGACGAATACATGTCCGGCGACCAAACCGATTTTCTCGACTTCCAGTTCGACCTGAAAGACGATGAAGGGGAAGTGCTTGACTGGTACAGCGACAGCATTGTGGCGTGGGCCTACTACCCGCTCGGATTCGCGCAGACGGCCGTGAATGTTGAGCGCGAGAGGCAGGCGGCATTGGTGCCTATCGTGAGCGGCAGAATCGAGGATGCCGTAGCTGTCTATTGCACAAGTTGCTCTGCCGAAATATCCGTGTGCGTACCAGACGTTCCGGACATCCAGCCAGAGCAAGTCGCTGAGATGTGGAACACTCAATCACCAGTGGAAGACTTGAGTGCGCTGGTGCAGCGATTAGTCCGACGCTTGCGCAAAGCCGCGCCAGACGATGATTTGGCCGATAAGGCAATGGACTACTTGCGCAGAACAGGTAGGCTTGGCTCCCCGTTGCGGGGCGCTGAGAATGACTGACATCCCCGTGCCGGGATGATTCCGATCGGCGAGATCGACCGGGCGGTCGCGTCTGGAATCTAGCGCATGCGCCGCGCAATCTCTCCGGGCGACGGGTTGTAATACGCCATCGCCTGCGCCGGATTCGTCCAGCCGAAGACCTTGCACAAGGTCAGCACATCCAGCTTCCCGGCCAGCCTGGTCGCTGCCGTGTGCCGCGCATCGTGGAAGGTGAATCCGGACAACCCGGCGCGATCGCGCGCCCGGCGAAACAGCGCGTCGACCGTTTGCCGGCCGACGCCGAACACCAGCACGTCGTCCCATCCGCGCATCGACGCCACCAGGCGCAGCGCGCGCGGTTCCAACGGCACCAGGCGCGGGCGGGTTTTTGTCACAGGCAAACTCACATGGTCGGCGTGGACGCGGTCCCACGTCAGGCCGCATATCTCCCCGGCGCGCATCCCGGTCCGCAGCGCGAACAGGAACACCCGCGCCACCGCCTGCGACATCGAGCGGCACGGCCCACGCCGATGCCCGAGCGCGCGCAGCATCGCCCGCACCTCTGCAAGCGTGATCGTCCGGTCGCGATGATCCGGGCGTCGCGGCTTGCCCATGTCGCGCAACGGGTTGGCCGCGATCCACTGCCAGTCCCGCCGCGCCGTCTCGAAGACCGCAGACAGCAACCCGATGTCGCGCAGCATCGTCCCGGACGCCACCCTGGCCATCCGCGCGTCGCGCCAGCGCGCCATGTTCGCCGTCGTCACCTCTCCGAGCGGCAACGCCAGCGGCAGCGCCGGCATGCGGAGCAGGGCGCCGATCCGCTTCGCCTCCCAGCGGGCACAGCGCTTGCGCGGCGTCACCTCATCGCGGTAGCGCTCGAGCGCCTGCGCCAGCGTGAAGCGCTCGGCCGGCGCCTGGCGCGCCAGCTCGCGCAGCGCGGCCTCGGTCGCCGAAGCCCACGCCAGCGCTTCCCGCTTCGTCCGCAACACCTTCGTCTTCCGCTGGCCTGCGACGCACACGAACACCCGCCACCGCTCCCCGTGCGCCTTGATCGACGCCATGTGAATCCCCCTGTGCAATCCGTGAGAAACCGGCTTTTCGTTTTTGTGTAGTGTGGGTGAAAAAAACAGAAACGGCAACGGGGATTCGGTTTGTTTTTTCAGGTTTTTTCAGTCAAGAAGGAAAATACTGAAAAGCCGTGGTACCCCCAGGTGGAATCGGACACGGCGACAGCGCGCACGATCGAGCGCGGCGTGTGAAAAAAATGTGAAATTCCGCTTGACATCTTTTCAGAGACGAGCCGACCGTCCCTGTCGTCATCCGCATGACCGCATCGCAGCGCGACACGCTGCTGGCGCTAGGCGGGGCAAAGTGGGTGCGGAACCAGATCGAAAAAGCCGGAATCGAATCCGGCCACTTCATCAGGCCGGACTAATCAGGCGCCTGCGGATACCGTCGCATCCGCCAGGCCAACCAAAATCGCCGCCAGCTTCTACTGGTGGCGATCATGCCGAGGCGGCGCTTGTGACGCGCGAGGTCGATGACGGCGGCGCCCATGTTACCCGGCCTGCATGATGACCCAGTTTGACCCGTCGCTCACCAGCTTCGCCCACTTTCCTGCTGTCGCCGCAAGGATCGCGGTTCCTGCGGTATCCGTGTCGATCGGCTTGACGTTCGACGACGCCGAGATCACCGTGTAGGCTGCGCGCGTTTTGACGGTGATCTCGCGCCCGGCATAGGAAGACGCCGTCGGCAGGGTGAGGGTGATCGACGCCGAGCCGTTGCAGATGATGTACTTGTCTGTCTCGACCACTGTGTAGTTGCCGGTGATCGTCAGTGGCGCCGTGCCGAGCGTATCCGGCGTGGCGCGCACGACGTTTGTTCCGTCAGAGTAGATCACGGCACGCCGACCGGATGCCACAGTGACGCCAGTTCCGGTCGCGCCGATGAACTGGACATCCTTGCTGGCGTTGTTGTGCACGGTGCGCTGGCGCGGGTGGAGCGAGATCACGACGTTGCGGATCGCCGTGAGCGTGCCGGAGATTACCAGGATGTCGTTGGCGTCTTCCGCCTGCGTCAGGGTGGTATTGGCGTCGCTGATGGACTTTGCCAGGTATCCCGGAAGCCCGAGCGGCATGACCCGCTTATCGACCCAGTCGTTGTTTGCGGAACTCGCCCCGGTTGTCACCGTGTAGAGCGGCACGCGCCCGGCTGTGAATCCGGTGGTATTGACGGACACCACGCCGGATGCAGGCGTCACCTCGATGTAATTGGTCGACGATGCCGTGAGGGCGACCGTTCCCGACGCAACGGCGGTCGGCACTCCATTGAGCATGATCTTGCCGCCATGATAGCCCCAAGTCAGTCCGGTGCACGTAGCGTTGTTCCGTCCGTACATCGACGCCGGAGAGGCTGCGTCAAGCAGCGCGTTGGCCTTTGTAACCTGGTCGCCCTGGCCGACGGCCACGGTTCCGAGTGGAGAAGCATAATCTGACATGGTGTTTTCCTAGCGGTCTACAAACGCGAATGCGGGTGGGGTGAAGTCCCTTTCGTACAGGCAGAACCCTCGATAGATGCGCCAATCGTCGAGCTTTCCGGTGAAGTCGTATGTTGTGTGGTTTGGCGAAAACCGCCCATAGCGAACGGCGGCCCCAGCGAAATTATAGATTGCTGCGTTATAGGTGTATGAGACGCCTCCGGCTCCATTAACATAAAGGCGGTAGGTTCGGCCTTTTTTGCACAGCGCGACGTAGGCGCGCACCCCATTTGACAACGAAGCCGGATTATCGACCCAATAACTGTTGCTCAAATTGTCGGTAAACCAGAAAACAACCTTCGCCGTTGAATCGTGGTAAAGGTTCCATCCTAAAACCTGCCCTGATGTCCATCGCGTGCTTACAATCCCGCGAACAGTTGTAACTGAGGACGGAGTCATCCATCCGCATACGGTGAAATCCTCATCGACTCCGGGCGTGAATGCCGCCCAGTCATAGTTGATGATATAGTCCCCGGTGCCGTCAAATGTAGCGGAAAACCCGCCAAAAGCAGCGGCATCGGCAGCGATTTGCGCATTTCCTACGGCAGCCCAGGCCATCGATGGGTTGGTGTCGGTGAAAACCTGCGACCCTGCTGTCCCGTTGAAATGCATCCCAGAAGTAATGTACTGCGCATAAGCCGCCTCCCACCCAGGACGCCTGGCGATGACGCGGTAACGCTGCCCGCGCCCGACCATGCTAGACACCTGGTAGATGTCCAGGTTGATCGCCGTCTGTTCTTCGCCAAAGTCGGTGATCTGCTGCGCCAGGGTGATCTGCGCTGCTGGCGACGACAACCCAGTGAGGGTGCGCTTCACGGTCGACCAGTCGACGCTGCGCACGTCGACCTCGTAAGATTCGGACGACTCGGCGAGCGGGACGGAAGAACCGGAAAAGACCTCGACCGGGGTGCGCGTGCGGCGCGTCCAGGCGAGGAGCCAGTCACCGCTTGACGGCGTGCTCGACGACCGCAGGTCAACCGGGGCCAGCGGCTTGAAGTTGTTCGCCAGGTAGGTCTGCGCGATGTCGGCGGCGCTGTCGATCGAATGGTTTTCGGTGACCGCTCGAAACAGCCGAGAAACGCCGATCGATGAAGAAGGCATTCCGCAATACGCTAGCCGGTCTGTGTCGAGCATGACAAGGAGGTCCGAGGCGGTATGATTCCCCGTGTTACCTTCGGTGCCGTAGAGTCCGCGCAGCAGGTTGCTGATCTTGTACTGGTCGCTGCCGAGGTCTGTTGCAGTCTGGAAGGCGATGATCTCCCATCGTCCGTCGGCGCCGATCGCCGCCAGGTTCCCGTGCGCATACAACTCGGTTTCCGTGATCGAAAAGAGTTCGGACGATGAAACGAGGGCCTGCACTGTCAGGAACGTGGTGCGGTCGATGCTGTAGGGTGAGGCGGCAGGAAGCGCTGCCCCGGTCATCCCGAAGACGCGGGCGATCTGGTTGGATGCCGCTACCGTGTTCCAGGTCGCGCCGATGTCGTCAGAACGCATCAGCACGCCAGCGCGCCAGCCCGAAGCATATCCCCACATGCCGAACGGGATGCCAACGCCGTCCTGGGTATCGATGATTCGCGGAATATCGAGCAGGATGAGTTCGGTCGGCCCGGCATAGACCAGTTCCTGGCCGGTGTAAGCGCCCTCTTCGCCGACTGCGGCCGGGGAATAGATGGCGGAGTTGTTCATGCGCGCTACGCATTCCAGTCGCCCGTCCGGCAAGTAGTTGATCTCCGTCAGGCGCAATTCGTAGGTCGCGCCGGAGGTCTGGACGGTGACGACATCTGTTGGCTGCAGCGCGGCACGGGATGGCGGCAATACCATGCGCACCTCGTTCCGCTCCAGCCAGTAGAGGTACAGCAGTGTTTCCTCGATACCTGCGGCCTGCGTCGCGTTCATGACGATCGGCATCTCGATCTGCTGGATGTTCACCGCGTCCGTGTTCAGCCGCTCGGCCCCCGGCCCGGTTCCCACGTCGTACTCGCGGTTGACGTCAAGATAGGTGGCATTGACGCGCCGTGGCAACTGCAGGTCCATTTCCCTGCTGTTCGTGATTCGCACCGCTGGCTTTTCGCCTCCGGCGACGGCCGCCAGTTCGTCCTCGGTGATGGTGGCGACCGAGGCCAGACCGCGTGGCACGAACTTGATCTTGTAGCCGTCCATGATCGCGTCGAACGGCCAGGCGGACTGCAGCGGCAGAAGTGAGGCGCGAATTGCTGCGGTCTCGGTCACCTTGTAGCCGATGACCGTTTCGTCAATCAGCGAAACGTCAATGTCCGATGTGCTAAGGACGCCGGACGACGTGCATTCGGCCTCGATGATGTCAGCGAGTTGAGCGCCGTTACCGGCAATTGCCAACGTGGCTGTATAGACATCGACATAGGTGGTCGTTTGTTTTGCGAAGAATACGGCAAACCTGTCTGAAAACACAAAAAAGCGGATGTAACTGACAGTCCCGTGATCAATCGGCCCGGTGTAGGTAAGGCTCGTTATGCTGTAAGCTCCGTCTTCCCACTTACCAAGCGTGGTTCCAAGCCCTGACATCTGATAGAAAAGCGAGTCGGATACGACACTGATGGATACATAGCGGGAATCAGCGGAAAACGTGATGGTCTCGGCTACGGATAGGTCACTTCTGTTCAGTTTCTTGACTGTCGTCGTGGTCGTATTCCCGTCTGCGATCACCAGGAAAACATAGTTTTCCGATACTCCAAACATCCGGCAACTGAAAGTGTCCGGTGAAATGCTGAACATTGGTGGGGATGGTTGCACGGTCTTGGCGCACTTGAACACGAACCCGGACCATGAAATTGCAAAGATTTCGCCCCGGTCGATAATAAATTGCGTGGCGCCGTTTGGAAATTGGGTGGCTGACAATTCCCCCGTATCCAGCACAAGCACGCCTTGTGCTGAATAGGCGATCACACGATTCGTCACGACCGGCAAAACCCTTCCACGGACGAAGATCACGATGTCTTCGTCGGACTGGATCACATTCACAAAACTATTGCCATACCAAGCGTTAGGGTTGTATGGGGGCACCACCGTAATGGCGCCCCCTGGAAACACCGGGCAAGTAATTACCCCGGTTTTCTGGCCAACGCCGACCAGATCGGAATAGGTATCGTCGAATACAAGATAGCTGACGTAGAACCGTTCGGAGTCGTAGCGCACCGTATAGGTGTAGTTCGTCTGTACAGGAAGGTCGGCAAAGTCCACCCTTGCGGCGAATGCCCCGGCACCTGACCATGTTCCATCCTTGATGACCTCGACCTTCATCTGAGCGCCCATCAGCGAGTTGCCATAATCGGTCAGGTCGAAATCGTTGAAGACGATGTAGGCAAGCCCGCGATAAGCCGGCGTGTTGGCGACGCCAAGCGCTGCCTGCATACGCGGGTCAGGAAGCTGGTCGTCTGTGCCCAGATAAACAGACATGCTCAGGGAAGCATTGTCGACACCCATCGCGCCAATAGAGGGAACGGCGCCAATAGCCATTCCCGTCTTGCCGATCTCGGACGCGGCGACCGTGGATAGATTGGTCGAACCGGCGTCGTAGATCAGCTTTCCGGCGCACCAGATTCTGCGGATACCGTCAATCGGACCAAGACACAGCCCGATGGCGAATGTCGCGCTGTACTTGTAGGTGGTGGTTTCAGCGCCACCGCCGCCGCCCTTTCCACCTTGCGATTCCGTCTTCTTGGTTTCCTTCAACTGGTTGTTCTCGACCCAGAAGACGTTGCCGAAGGTGGCGATTGTCCCGTATACCCTGGGAATCTGCGCGCCATAAGTGGCGGACTGCACAGACAAGTCATTGAGTCGCGGTCCCTCGATCTTCGGGCCTTTTGGCGGGTCGATGTAGCCGCCGATAGCCATGCCGATGGACGCGCCGAGCATGACGTTGCCACCGGCGAAAAACCCGATGATGCCGCCGACGATGCCGCCGACTACCTGGCCGACGCTGCTCATTCTTTCAACTCCGCGAGGCGATAGACACGGATGATCCGGGAGCGCCAGCGCGCATCGAGGCGGTGTTCGCAGACCTTCCCGGCAGCCATGTACGAGTGGACGATGGTGTCCCCAGCGCAGATGGCGAGGTGCTGCGGCTCGCGGCCGAAGCGCATCATCAGGAAATTTCCTGGGCGCAGGTCATCTACGGGAAGGCGCAGCAGCATGCCGGATTCGACGTGTGCGTCGAAAGTGGCCTCCAGCAGTCCCTTCGACGGGAGCGGCGGGTAGCCTTCAACATCATGCGGCACCACGCCGTTTTCCGAGCAGGCATGGATCAGCAGGCCGACGCAGTCCATGCCGCGCAGGGTACGCCCCTGGTGGCGGAATGGCGTGCCGATGGCGGTGCGGGCGCTGGCAAGCAGGTCGTCTACGGTCATCGGTTGCCAGCCACTTGCTGATATGCCGAGCTGGTCGGCACGTTGCTGAACCCGAAGAAGTTGATCACGTTGTCCCACTTGTCCCGGCAGTCCTCGAGGCGCTTGCGGCAGCCGGGAATCATGACGAAGGTGTCGCCAACCTGCGGCAAGTAGAAGAACGGGTCAAAGGTCGTGATCGTGCCGTCGGCGGCATATGCCTTGATTTCCAGCGGCTTGAGCCCGGCATTCAGCCCGCTGGTAAACTGGATCGTGCCGGCGGCGAACCAGTCGGCAACCTCGGTGCGGCTGGTGTCGCGGATGACGCTGTAGGAGGTCACGACATTGACGGCGCCGACGACATCGACGGCGGCGAGGCTTATCCCGCACCCGGCATCTCCGAACGTGCGCGAGCAGGCTGCCGTGTACATCTTGCCGGTACTCTGGTTGAGCGCATCGATCAGGCTCATGCCCTGGATCGTGTAGCGGTCATCCTCAAGGGTGGTCTTGCCGAGAAACCCGGCCGCGACCGGCTCGTAATCCTCGACCGGATTGAAGAAGTCGCACTTGAAGACGCGAACGCGGGCATTGTCGAACACGCCGGAAGCCAGCGCATCGCGGGAGATACCGGCGATGGCGACGACGCCCTCGATGTCGATCGATGACGGGCTGAACGAAGACGACGAGGTGAATGCAGTTTGCTGGTATCCGCTATCGGTTTTGTAGACCTCGGCGTTGCTCATCGTCATGTCGGTCGGATAGGAGGTCAGGCGGACGACGGTTCCGTTCGTGCACTCGATCCGCACGCACCACGCAGCGGTCTGATAGGGCGCTACGGTAGATTTCATGGCGCGATGATTTCCTGCAGGATGACGCCGTCGGCGCTGCGGTGATTCGGGTAGTCCTGGCCGATGACAAGCGCCGAGCCGAAGCGGACCATGAAGTCGAATTCGAAGCCGGCGCGTACGTTGTCGGCGACGACGGTCGCGGCGACGCCGGCCGATAGCGTGATGCGGCCGGTCGTTGTGTCGACCGTCCAGTTCGCGCCCGGCCCTGCGACCAGCGTGCCGTTGACCGCGACCTTGACGGTTCCGGACACCGGCTTGTAAATGACCCGGTAGGGATAGCCGGCCGCGCCGGCGGTGCCGTCCGTTCCGTACCATTTCCGCAACTGCCAGACGGTGCTGGAGACTTTCTTGGTCAGCTGGTCAGTTTCCGTCGGCGTGCCGGTCATGCCGTTGCTCGACCACTCGTCGAAGCAGCGGGCGCGGAACCCGGCGTACTGGCCGTGGGCGCGGTGCCAGAGCGCGAGCAACTTGGACGCAGTGTCGTCGCGATTCAGCAGGTAGGAAACATCGAACTTGCGCAACGGGAAGGGATGCGTCAGGCTGCGGTATTCCTGCCCGCCGGCGGTCTTGACGATCTGCACGGCGTAATCGTCCTGCCAGCTTGATCCGTAGCGGATCAGGTCACAGAAGCGTTCCTCGAGAAAGTCAGCCATCAGCGATACCTCCCGGCGCCAGACATCAGGCCGAGCGCGGTGCGCGCCCCGGCGGCTGCGCTGCGGCGGATTTCAGCCGGGTCGCCGGTCTGGCTGTTGACGTTGACGGTGATGTTGGCGCCCGTGCCGCCCTGCATCGCCACTGGGATGCGTTTCCCGTCCGGGAGCGGCACATACGCTTCCGGCGTGCGCCCCTCGCCGAAGAGCGCAAGCTGCGGACGGTTGGCGACGCCGCCGCCGGCATAGGTATTCAGCGGAATCGGTCCGGCGCTGGTCATGATGCCGCCGTTGGCGAACGAGAACCAGGACGCGATGGACGACACCGCGCCGGACCAGTCGAACTCCTTCAACGGCTTGAACAGGTCGCCAATCCACCCTCCAAGGCTCCCGGTCTTGTCGACGTCGCCAAGCATGAGCTTGAGCAACTGCGCCGACCCGGCCTGAGCGATCATCTTCTGCAGTGTCTTGGAGAAGGTTTCGCCCCACGATCGGATGCCATCACCGGTTGGGTTGATGAACAGTTCCGCAAAAGCGTCCTGCATGTTGCGCGCCGCCTGCTTCATGAATTCGCCCATTTCGTCGACGTCCTGCTTGAGGTTGTCGACCAGTTCCTTGTATTGCTTCTCGGTGATGTCGCCCTTTGCCAAGGCCACGTCATAACGCGCCTTGCGCGCGGTTTCCTGGGCTTCCTTCGCCGATTTCGTCGCTGCCAGGTCGCGGGCAAGGTCGGATTTCTCGAGCGCTGCGGTGTAGCGCTCGCGCAATGCCAGTTCCTCTTCGAGGACCTTGATCTGCTCTTCGCCGGCGCCGTTCTGGCGGGCCGTGGCAATGGCATCCTCGATCCTGGCCTGCGTCATCGTCGACAACTGCGCCGACGACATGCCATAGGCGGCCGCCTGGGCCTCTGCCGCCTCTGTTGCCGCCACCATTTCCTGGCGCTGGCGGGCGGTGCTTTCCTCGGCTTTCTTCACCGCGTCGGCGAATTCGCGCTGCTTCGTCAGTGCCTTGTCCATCGACACCAGGTCGTCCAGGCGCGCATTGATCGCCGCCCGCTGCGCTTCCGTCGCCTTCAGCGTGCCGGCTTCGAGCTGGTAGCGCACCCGCGCCGCCTGCTGCTCGGCCGCGGTCATCTTGTCGGTCGAATCGGCGTCGATCTGCTTGAGCGCGATCTGCTCGTTGAGTGAAGCGATCAGCCGTTCCGCTTCATCGATCTGTGAACGGCCGCCGCCGCTGCGCGCCTTCGGCAATTTAGACTCCGGCGGCTTGAACGATAGCGCCGGTTTTTCCGCAATCGCTTCCTTTGTTTTCTTGCTGCGATCGAGAAGGTCGGCGGACAGACGGTCCACTTCAGCGCGCGCCACCTTCGCGTCTTCTTTCATGGCGTCGCCGATGGCGCCGAATCCCTTGAAATCCAGCCTAGCCAGTGCTGCAGCCTGGGCGGCTATCCCGCCGATCTCATTGCCAATTTGCCTAAAGACGTAAACGACGTTGACGCCAAGCACGGCAACCGCTTCCAGCGCCGTGCGCACCCCTTCGCCAAAGACGGAGGCAAAACTTCCCGACTCGTCCTTGGCCCGCACCATTTCGGACGTGAGCTTTTCGAGGAATGGCAACAGATCGTAGGCAGCCGCCTTACCTGCAGCGCCGAACGCCGCCGCAAGCCGGTTCAAATTCTTTTCGTAGGCTTCTGCCTGGGCCGCCTGCTCGGTGGTGACTTTCCCGACCAGTTCGGATTGCTCGGCAAGGTCCTTGAGGAATGGAAGCGCCTCCGCGCCAGCCTTTCCGAGCAGCGCCATTGCCACTGCGGTTTTGCCACTGCCGTCACGAAACTGGTCAAGCGCCTTGGCGATTTTAAGCATCGCCTCGGCAGTGTCCATTTGCCGCAGTTCGTCTGCGGACAACCCAAGCGCCTCAAGTGCTGCGGCAGCTCCCTTGGATTCTTCGCCGGTCCCTTGCAGCGATTTTGCGAGTTTTTGCAGGGCCGAATCGACAAGGTCGATGTCGACTCCGCTAACCTTGGCCACGCTCGCCAGCGCCGACAGATTCTCAACCGAGGCGCCGGTCTTTTCCGCCATGTCGTCGAGCGAGGCGGCGAACTTGAGCGTATTGGTGATTCCTGCGGTGAGTGCTCCGAACGAAAGCGCCGCACCAAGGCCGGCGAAGATCGGGCCGAGGCCGACGGCGGTTTTTTCCAGCGAAGACAACCCAGCCTGGACGGACTGGAGCGCGGCCCGCGTCTCGTCCTTGGCGGTGATGATGATCTGGGTTTTGTTCTCAGCCATTTCTCATTTGCTCACCAAGCGCCCATTGCATCGGGTCGATTTCCTGGGCGGTGTTTTCCGGCGCCGGAATCGGGCCCCACGGCTGCCATGACCAGATGGCGAACCACTCGCCGAACTCGGCGGCGGTCATTGTCGCCTCGAGTTCGGCAACCGTCCGCCCGAGACGTAGTGCCAGCGCGAACAGAAAGCGGCGCTCGGGCGCCGCCGTCAGTTTTTTTCGACGGCCTCCGCGTCGAGCCCGGAGAGTTTCCGGGCCACCTTGAACAGGTCGAACACCTGGTCGAAGTGGCCGCCGCCGAGCTCCTCCCACTGGTCCTCGGAAAGCAGCGGCGTTCCGGCTGCGTCGATGACGCACAGCGACAGCAGCCGGCCGATGCTTTCGTAGTTCCGCCCGTCCTGGCGCAGGTTGGAAAACAGGGAGAGGCGTTCCGACAGGCGCAGGCCGCGGACGATGACATCGCCGCCCAGCGCCGGCACGGCGACGGTTTCCCGCGGCAATACCGGAAGGTGGGCGGCTGCATCTGCGGATGAGAGCGTTGCCATCAGGAACTATACGACTTCGAGCCGCCGAGCGCCGTGAAGGTGACGCTGGTCTTGATCAGGTCCTGTGCCGACCCGGTCGGCGCCAACGAGCAGCCGACGTAGGCATTGAAGACGAACTTCTGGCCGTTGGCGAAGCCGAACAGGATGGCGCGCTGCGCCTGGCTGTCCGATGCGGACTTGAGCGCGATCAGGCCGGAGTCGGACGGGTCCCAGAAGGACTCGAAAGTGTAGTTCGACGGGTTCGGCAGGCCGGGTACCTGCGTCTTGATGCTGTCATGGATCGTCGTGGTGTCGATGAAGTCGAAATCTCCGCCGCTGGCGTTGATGTTGGTGAGCGTGGCCAGGGAGGTGCCGAAGGTGATCTTCTGGCATGATCCGGACGAAAACGTCGCATAGTTGGTCGTATCTTCGCCTTCGAGCGAAAACGAGTCGGTCGCCACGGCGGAAACGCGGAAGACACGGTAATTGACCTGGTACATCCCCTGTACGGTCATGAGCACGTAGTCGCCGTTGCTGTAGCCGTGCGCCGTGCTGGACACGACGCCAGGGTTGGCCTTGGTGATTGCGGTGATGGTTTTGGCGGATGCGAGCGCGGATTGCACGGATACCGCCACGCTGCTCCATTTGGTGATGACTGCCATGTGAATCTCCTTTAGATGGCGGTGGCCGGATTGCTCGCGGCAGTGAAGTAATGCGCCAGGTAATCGACGCGCAGGATGCCTACCGGCTTTTCCAGCCCTTCGTCGAGGTCGACCGCAACCGTCCTCGGCAGCGGCCTGGATTTCAAAAGCCCGCCGAAGGTTGCGTCGCCGGTGCCGATGGCGGCCTCGACTTCGGCCAGCATCGTGTCGAGCGTGTTGTCAAGCCCGGAAACGGCCTTGGCGCAACACTCGACGCGCAACACGGCGTGGCGGTCGAGCAATGCATCCGCGGCCATGCTCTCGGTGCCGATGTCTTCTTCGTCGAGATAAACGCGCAGGCACGGCAGGTTTGCGTCTGACAGCGGCTGGATGCGCGACGGATAGACGCGCGAGCCGCTGGTGGCCAGGCCGGTGAGCCTGCTGGCGACCGCGCTGCGGATGCTGGTTCGGACGTGCGCCATGTCAGTCAGCTGCTTTCATCAAGCCGAAAGTCTTGACAATCGTTTCGCCTGCAACGACATCGATCATGTAAGTGACATCGAGGCGCGCAACTTCACCAGGGTCAAGACGCAGCCGCACGTTCGTACACCCGTCGACTGGAAGGTTGACGGCCTGCAGAATCTTGATGGCCAGCGCGCTTGCTTTAACTGGTGTCTGTGACATGTCAGGCGGCCTTGTCGAGCGTCAGCACCACGTCTCCGGCCTCGGCATCCGGCGCGTGCCGGGTGACGGTGTAAGCGACGCCGCCGATGCTTACAGGATCGCCATGCACGATTCCGTCGGCGTCGACCGTGGTCAGGCGCAGGATCGGCTGGCTACCTTCAATGCTGGCGAACATCAGCGCGGGCTCGTTGACAAAAACGCCGGTGACTTCGCGCGCAGCCTGCCCGGATGGCGTGACGGTCACCGTCCGCCCGAGGCGTCCAATGATCCGTGCGGTATGCGCGGCGAAGTCGACCATGCCGCGATCAGGTCGCGACCGGCACGTAATGGCCGAGCTTGATCTGCACGGTAGAGGACGGGTTAGAGGCGGCGGTGACGGCGACGCCGACGCATTGCTGCGCCGTGGTCGTCTTGTTGACCACCTTGTTGGTCGAGTCCCAGAATACGCGGTCACCGACGGAGATCGCCAGGGCCGAGGTCTTGCCGATCTCGACAACGCCTTCGACGACGAACTCGCCTGCGGCGCCGTTGGCGACGGCCTGGGTGGCGACGCCGAAGAGTCCGGCGCCGAACAGGTAGCCGATGCCGGCCGCGACATCCGCGCCTGGAGTCAGGGTCAGGACTTCGCCTTCTTGCTTGTAGGTCTTCATGCTGTTTTCCTTTCAGTGTTGCCGGGCAGCGATCGCCGCCCGGCGGTCAGGCTTAGTTGCCCTTGACGAGGCCGCGGTGGTCGATGGCCTTGGCTCCGAAGTCCAGGCGGGCCTTGAACTCGACACCGTCGACTTCCCAACCTTCCTTGGTTTCCAGGTACACGCCCTGATTTCCTTCGAGATAGGCGTATTCGATCGTGTCGATCTGCGACGGGTCGGCGGCGAGGTACCAGGCGGTGGTGCTGGCCGTGTCGAGACGCGGCTCGGCGAGGACCTGCAGGGCGCCAGCAAACGGGTTGATCGACGACGAGGCGCTGGCGGCATACGCTTGGCTGGTAAATTGTTGCGCGACGGTTTCGAGCGCTGCCGGAACCAGCAGATAGCGCGGCGTGACGTTGATCTTGCGGCCGTCGAGGCCGGTCTGCACGCGCATGGCGGCGCGGCAAACGCCGAGCTGCGCGACCGAGATGGCGGCGCCGGACGGCAGGTTGCCGTGGTTGGCGTGGAACAGCGCAACGCCGTCGGCGAGCGCCGCGTTGGCGGTGATGATGCCCCAGACGGTATCGGACTCGAGGTCGGCGGCGGCGCGGCCGAACATCTCTGGCAAGCGGGTGAAGGCCGACAGGTCGTCGTTGATGATGGTCTGGCGGGTCAGCGCGACGATCTTGCCGTAGGATGCGACGGCGTACTGCTCGCGGGCTTCGGACATGGCGCCATACTTGTATTCACCGTGCTCGTTGACCTTCTCCAGCGTCGGCGCGTCGCCCAGGGCGTTGCGGCTAATCGTCTTGAAGTCGGGCGCGGTGACCTGGCGGCAGAAGGGGCGGAAGGTCTGCGGTGCGGCTTCATACGCCTGGCGCAGCGTCTTGCTGGCGACGTTGGCGAGGATATACGGGAAGTCGCCGGTAGTCAGCATGGCGCGGGTAGCGATCTGGTCGCGCGACAGGCCGCGGATGTCGACGCCGCGCTCGGCGAGCAGGTCGCGGGCGGTTTCGATCAGCGACAGGCCGGCGTAGCGCTTGCCGAGGTCCGTCAGCTTGTGCTGACCGGGGTTGTGGCGGTGCAGCAGCGCTTCCTGGACGGCAGCGCGGCGGGTCTCGACTTCATCGACCAGCGTTTCGACGTGGCCCATCGGCGGGCGGATCTGATCGGCGCCGCGCTCGGCGGCCTTGGCGATGGCCTGGCGGCGGGCTTCGTCTGCGGAAACGCCCTTGCCGACCAGGTCGTCTGCGAAGGATTGATCGAGGCGCAGGCCGCGCACGGCCTCATTGATTTCGGCAACGCGGGTGCGCTCGGCGGCGATGGCCTCCTGGCGGATCGCGTCGACGTTCGGCTCCGGCTTGGCCGGGGTGTTGTTTTCAGCCATGACGGCTCCTTTCGTGGTAAGGGCGCCGGGCATTTCGTCCGGCAGGGGGACAACTTCAAAATTGGCGCTGCGGCCGACGCCAACGGTGGCGTCGGCGGGAATGTCGACCAGCGAGATTTCATGCGGCGTCCACCGCGTGACGCGGTATTCGTCCGGCGCGTCTTCGCGGGCGCGCTGCAGCCGGCGCTCGTTGATCTGGTAGCCGACCGAGACGTTGCGGACGATGCCGTCGCGGATGTCCTGGACCAGGCCGTCCAGCTCTGGGCGGCGCGACAGGCGGATTTCGGCGCGTCCGATTCCGTCATCGATCCATGCCTTTTCGACAACACCGATGGTGGCCAGCGGCGAGCCGGCGGCGCCCCCGTAGCGCTCGTGGTTGGCGAGCACCGGCGCGCCGGCATTGAGGCGCGACAGATCGACTTCGGAATCCTTGTGGCCGAGAATCTCGACCCACGGTTCGTCGAACCAGGTGGAACGGGTGTAGGGCGTTTCGGACGAAAACGACAGGGAAAGGACGGCGTTGTCGCCGTCGGCGCGAACTTCCAGGCCGGTTGCCTGGCGGGTCAGCGTGCCTTCGATGCGTGAGGCGGACATAGGGTCACCTTGGGATTAGGTGACGCTATGTTACTTCATAGCGCGCATTGCAAAAATACCTAAAATTGAAATGTCAGAGCAGAAAAAGCAGCAGCGCCTCGTCATCTTCGACCGGCCTGATTTCCGGCGCGACCGGCGCCTTGAAGCCGGCTCCGCTGCGGTACTTCGGGCGCCAGGTTTCCGGCGGTGTCAGGTGCTCTTCATCGGCCGGCGCGAACCAGACGGAGGGGAACCATCCGCCGGCGAACCACTGCGCGAACCAGCCCTCGTTAGCTGCCATCGAGGACCGCCCCGGTGCGGTTGTTCTCGGCGTCGAAGCTGCCGACGATGCGGTCGGTGGTGCCGTCGAGCCCCTTGAATGTGATCGTGCTGCCGGCCTTTTCGGTAGTGCCGGCGAGCGCGGCGGCAATGATGCGGGTGACTTCCTCGAACGTCAGGCCGGATTCGACGGTGTAGCCATGCACGGCGGCGGCCAGCGCGCCGTAATCGACGCCGCCGGAGGCCGCGCTGTTCAACTTGGCGCCCATCGTGCCGGCCTCGTTGTTGGCGGCGGCCAGCGCGCCCCAGACGGCGGCGGCGAGGTTTTCCGGGGTTAGCGCCGTGGTGTCGGCGGTGGTTCCGGTCATGTAGCCGAGGCCCATGATCGCGCTATGGCCGTCGATGGTCAGCGTGGCCGTGCCGGTGAGCGAGGCTTCGGCGCCGAGCGCGGCGGCGCCGGTGATGGTGACGGTCGCCTGGCCGGTGCCGAGGATGGTGGCAACGATGGCGGCGGTGCCGTCGATGGCGATGGTGGCGGTGCCGGTGGCGCTGACGATGAGGCCGGCGGCGACGGTGCCGGTGATCGTGATGCTGCCGCTGGCGGTGGCCGGCTTGCCGAGTTCGCCTGCGGCGCTGGCGGCGATCTCGACGCGCGAGCGCATGAAGGACTTGATCGCGCCGGCAGTGTTGGCCATTACCCAGGAATACGGGTGCTTCGACGCCGACGGCAGCGAGGCCAGCCGGCTGTTGATGCCCTCGCCGACGAAGATGTTGCGCTTGTACGCCGGCATCGTCCGGCTGCGCAGGGTCGACGGGTTGCCGCCATCAAGCGCCGTGGCGCCGAACAGGCGCCCGGTGAGGTTGTGCCGGTAGCCGTTGCCGATCAGGCCCATTTTAGCCGCCGTAGGCGTAGTCGAAGTTGGCGTAGACGGTGCCGCCCGAGGTCGTCGCGCCGGTTGCGAAGACGAGGAAGGTGACGTTCGCGCCGTTGCGCAGGCGCGGCAGGCTGGGCACGGTATTGACGAAATCGACCAGGTTGTAGAGGCCGGTGGCCGGGACAGGGATCGGCATGCACAGCGGCTTGCACAGGCCAATGAAGACGCTGCCGGAGGCGTGCGCGGTGCCGCCCCAGATCAGGTTCTCGATGTCCTTGACGCCGGTATCGCCCGCCTGCAACGGCAGGAATGGGCCGTACTTGTTGGCCGCGTTACCGGAGTTGAGGACGGTGCCGCTGGTTGCCGAGGCGGTCGAGACGCAGCCCGACGTAGTGACCCGCGAGGCCGTGCCGGCGCTGTTGGTGTAGGTAATCTGCATCGTCGGCGCATTGGCGCCCATTGTCGCGTAGCTGGCGACGAACAGGCGCAGGCCTTCGCCGTTCTGGTAGCGGTCGACGTTCGCCGCCGTGTTGCTGATCGGCGTCATGGTGATTGTCTTTGTGCCGGTGGTGCTGACGTTGGTCGTGGTCAGCTTGGCATATCCGACCAGGTCGATTGGCAGCACGAACCACGGCGCTCCGGCTGCGGCGACGACACTGGCGCCCATCGTCAGGATGTGCTTGGTGGCCGGGCTGGTCTGGTCGCCGATCGGGATCGAGCCTTCGCTCCAGGTATTGTCGGTGGCGGTGAAGGTCGCTTCGGTGCCGCCGAAGGTGGCCGCCGGAATCGAGCCGGCCGAGTTGAGCAAGTGCTGCCAGTGCCCTGCCTGGCCGGCGGCGACGGTCGTTTTCTGGTAAACAATCGGCTCGATCTTGCCGTTGCTGGTGATCTGGTTGATCAGGTCGTCTTGGCTGGTGAATCCCATGTCAGGCACTCCATTGCGTCTCAAGGACGCCGGTGAGGATGGAAGAGGCAAGCGATCCGGCATTGCCGCGGGCGACGATGCCCAGCACCGCGCCCTGCTTGATTTCTGGCGGCTGCATGTGGATAACGCTTTCGAGCTGCGAGGCGGCGCCGTAGCTTTCGAGGTTGCCGGAGGTGGTGCGCCGGCATTCCTGTGTGGCGACGGTGTGCAGCAGCGGCTTGACCAGCACCAGGGCCATCAGGCCGCCGCCGGCCCCCGAGAAGGTAACGGATTCGACCGAGCGCACGCCGGAGTCGCCGGCCTGCAATTCGATGAAATGCTGCGATCCGCTGGACGCGTTGGTGGTTGAGCTGACCAGCACGCCGCCGCCGGCGATGGCCTTGGTATAGGTCACGGCGCTGGTGCGCCCGCTGACGCCGTCCTGGTTGGTGTAGGACACGGTGAAGGTGCCGACCGTCGACGCGGCGGACTGGCCGACAGCCATCAGCAGGACACCGCGCCCGTCCGTGTAGCGCGGCAGCGCGGCGGTCTGGACCATGTCCTGCTGCTCGCCGACCGCATCGGTGTCGATGAACGGGTAGTAGAGCAGGTAGTCGCACAGGCACAAGAGCTGGTTCTGGTTGGTGGTGCCGGTGGCGCTGGCGGCGGCGGTCATCACCGTGAGCGACTTGACGAACTGCCCGGCCACGTTCGGCACATGGATGCCGCGAATGGCCTCTACGTGCGCAGCTTCGAGCGGGGCAGAGGCGTAGAAGTTGGCCGGCGGGTTGCCGGCAAAATAGGTGTAGTCGACGAAGTCGTTGGCGACCGTGGCCGCCGAGGCGACGGCCTTGCGGAAAGTGGTCAGGTGGTAGCGCCCGGCTTCCCGGGCGTCTGCCCACTCGCGGACGCCGACGAAGCCCATTTATTCCGCCGTGACGGTCAGGCCGCCGGCCTCGATCTGCGGCCGGATGTTCAGCGCGATGTCGAGGTTGTCGTCGAGCGGGATGATCAGCGCCATGCCGACGGCGCCGCTGGCGGTGTCGCACCAGATGGCGTGCGTGGCCGTCTGGGTGGCGCCGGCGTCGGTGCGCTTTCCCCATTGCAGCAGGTTGGCATTGGTGCGCGAGGCGCCGCTGCCCGACCAGGCGGTGGCCTTGGTCATGGCGATGCGGGCATAGCCGGTGTAGGTAAGTTCTCCGGCCAGCGGGCTGGCTTCGTCGGGCGAGCCGGCGCCGAGGGCGAGATAGCCGGTTGCGCCGGCGCGCCAGGCGGGATCTGTGCCTTTGAGAATCCAGTCGAGCGAATCGGATTCGGTGGCGTTGGACATGGACATGACGTTAATCCTTTCGGTTGATTCAGCGGAGTTGATCGATGGTCATAGCAGCGACTTCTTCGCCGTCGCCCAGGCGGCGCCGATGGCGGCGATGACGCCGACGAGCCAGGTGATGATCTTGCCGACCAGCTTTGAGCCTTTCCACATGCTGACCATCTCGTCGATGGATTCCTTGATGGTGTCCTCGCGGGCAATGTGATCGTTCAGCGTCTCGCCGACCGCATGGAGGTCGCCCTTGATGGCATCGAGCGTGCGGTCCTGGTGATTGAGCCGCCAGAGGATGATCAGCAGCGGGTCCGTTTCGACGTGCGACACGTCGGCGACGTGCTGCGCGGCCTCGAGCATTTCCTGTTCCAGGGCGCGTTCGGAGTGCTCGTCAGGCATCGTCGCGCCGCCTTCCGTCTTCGTCGAACCACACGTCGTTGCGGCAATCTCGCTCGACGAGGCGGGTCATCAGTAGCACCATGCCAATTCCTGCCAGAAAGCAGGCGACAATTCCGAAAACGACGGCCAGCAGGTGCAGCACCACGTCACCATTAAAGAGGAAGCTGTTGCTCATTTCGGCGTCCCATATTCGATGGCGCTTTCCATGTTTTCAACGCACCCGTGCAAGAGTTGCAGCGCGGCGGACAATTCGTAGACCGGCCGGCGGATGAATATGTCGCCCGGTTCTCCGGCTTCGATGGCGACCGCCTGCGCCTCGGTTTGTTCCTGCTCGGCGCGATAGATCTGCGCCAACTGGCCGTGCGCCGACTTGAGCATCGATGCCAGTTGCACCAGCGCGGCGCGGCGATCGAGCGTCATTTTCTACCGCCTGTCCGCCAGCATTGCGGTTTTTTGCTGGCTGCCGTAGGAGGTGCCCAGGAAAAAGCCGGTGATCGACCCGAGGACCAGGCTGATGATCGAGGATACGACCATTGCGCGGATGTCATTCGTCCATCCCTCGCCGAACATGACGGCGGCGACGACCAGATAGACCAGCGGGAGAATCAGGACGGCTACCAACAGCGCCGGGGACATCCACGGCTTGCCCTGCTGCATTGCCGCCTGGTCGGCCTGGCGCGCGCCGGCAATCCCACCGCCGCCGGCTTCTCCGGCGAGCTCGTACCAATGCGCCGATACCGCTTTGGCGTAGGTCGCCGCCAGTTCAGGGTCGGCCTGCAGCGCAGTGACTGCTCCCTCCGCCGTCTTTTGCTCGGTGACGGCTTTGGCGATCTCGACCGCCACCTCGGCGGCCTTGGCGTTTTTCTCGGCCTGCGCGCTCTCACCGAAGAGGCGGATGAGCGATGGCGCGGCCTGGACCAGCGCCGGGAGTGCGGCGGCTACGAACGGAACCATTGGGCGATCCTCTGAAACAGGTTGGGCTTCTTGTTCGGAAAAGGGACCGGCCCGGCGGCATCCTCGCTGCTGGCGAGCGCCTTCTGCGCACGGGCGTGGTATGCCTGGCGGTCAGCCATGCCGTTGTACCCGCCGTTGATGGCCTTGGTGATCAGGTCGAATTTCCCGGCGTCGGCCAGCGCGTTGAGGTCGCGGGAATACCAGTACCACGCCGCGGAGCGGACAGACAGCGGCAGCATTTCGAGCATTTCCGGATGCCGGCACAGTTCGTCCGCGTCGTGCAACAGGTCACGGCTGCAGGCGCGGTAATTGTTGTAGCCGGTGATCTGGATCAGTCCGCGGCCCTTGTAGTAGCGGCCCGTGGTCGTGCCGGCCGCCTTCGCAAGCGCGATCGCTTCCGGGCGGTTGTTGCCGAGTGAGGCGCGGTCGTCATAGGCGCTGCCGTCGGCGATCTCGCGCACGTATTTCAGCGAGCCGGATTCGTGCCCGATCTGCGCCAGGAAGGCCGCTTGCCGCGCCGGCGTGTTGATCGCGAATTCTTCCATCGCGGCGTTTATGTGTGACAAAAACTGTGCCGCCTGCGCCGCGTTGGCGGAGGGCATGATCTCCAGCAACTGCTTGAGCGTGATCCGGTTCATTTGCGCGCCTTGTCCAGTTTTCCGATGGCGGCCAGCAGAACGGCGCCGACCTCGGACAGGGCGTCGACTACTTCCGCAGCCCCGTCGCCGTGCGGAGACAGCCCTTTGACGACGCGCTCTTCATCGTCGCGAATCTTGGCGATGCGCTCGCGCGCGGCGGCGAGCTGCTCGATTTCACACTTGATGCGGAGGCGGCGAACTTCGTTCATGCGTCTTCCTCGATCTGCGTTGCCTTGACGATATTCCCGGCCTTGTCGCGGGCGATCGTGGTTTCCGTCTTGCGCGCCGGCAGCGCGACAGTCACCTCGGCGGGCTGCACATCGTTGGTAATCGCCACGTTCGGCGCGGCGACGTTGACCACAGGCGCAGCGACGTTGACCACAGGGGCCGGCTGCTCGCGCTCGGAGATCTCGTTGACTACCTGGACGACGGGGGCAGGCTGCTCGCGCTCGTGGATTTCGTTGACCACGGTTGCCGGCGGCACGGCGATCTCTGCGCGCACTTCGGTGGCGCCGATGGTGACGGCGGGCGGGTGGTTGTGGATGACGGTATCTCCGGACTTCGGTTCCTGCGCCAGCGATCGCACCAGGGCGAGGGTCAGTTCCTTGCTGGCTGGATCAGGCGGCGCGGCCGGCGCGGGCGCTGGCGGCAGCAGGTCGCTTGTGATTCCCAGGGCGGCCATCAGTTTGCGCTCGGCGGCGATTTCCTCGAAAACCCGGTCCGGGTCGTTGCCGCGGGCGCGGATGGTCTCCGAAACGCTGGTCAGGTTGGCGGAGATTTCGTCGCGGGCCGCGTTGACTTCCTTGGCTGGATCGACCCATTGCCGGCGCGGCGGCGTCCACGTCGGGCGGGCAGGCGGGCGCTTGGCCACGGCCTTGACGGCGAAGGCGGTGTCGGCCCAGCGCGACCAGATCGGCTGGAGCATCATCGGCACCAGGACGTGCCATTGCAGCATGTCGACCGTTTTGTAGAACTCGACGAGCCCGGCGCGGATGCTGGAGTAGTTGACTTCGGTAAGGTCGCCGGTCATCTGCTCATAGGTGATACCGATGCCGGAGGCAATGGCGCGAAGCTGCGTCTTCGTGTAGTTACCGTAATCTCCGCTGCTGGCAGGGGCTCCAAAGCGCACGTCCTGGCCGGGCTTGAGGTACTGGATGAGGCCGGCGCCGAGGCTTTCGATGCGATTTCCGGCGGCGTCCGTCGTGCCTTCCGTGAGGCCGACCGCCGGGTCTTCGGTGGTGACGATGGCGGAGAAGCAGGATTCGATTCCCTTGCGGACCAGTTCGGCCTCTTCGTAATCATCGAGGTCACGCATCTTGAGCAGGATCGAGGCCATGCGCGGGACGCCGCGCGTCTGCCCGGGTCGCTGGCGCTCGAAGATGTGCAGTACCTGCTCGGCCGGGACTCGCTTCGATTCCAGGCCGACGCCGCGATTGACGGTATCTCCGGGGTGCTGGTTGAACAGCCAATAGGCGGTGCGGCGGCCGATGGCGTCGTATTCGACGCCGGAGACCATCCAGCCGCCACCTTTGAGCGGTCCGGTTTTTCCGGAATCCAGGTAATCCGGCTCGAGAACCTGCAACTGCAGCGGGACAATCAGGCCATCTTCCGGGCGCCGCTCGCGGTAGCGGATCAGGCATTCGCCGGACTCGAACAGGCATCGCATGACCAGCGCCTGCAGGCCGTAGAAGTCAAGCAGCCCGTCGGCGTCGCATTCATTTACCCAGCGTGCCCAGGCATGGCGCGCGTCTTCGGCTTTGACGGTGATTCCGGTGCCGACGACGTTGGCCACGAACACGTCGCGCGCGCGGCTTGCATAGGGATTGTCACGGCATAGGGCGCGGGCGCGGTCGCGCAGCTTGACGGCGCTGCCGCCGACTTCGGCATCGGCCGAGGTGCTGCCGGTGATCCAGCCGCCGGTACGGCGTCCGGTCTTCGCACCTTCATAGGCACGGACGAAGCCGTCGCGCGACGCGGCGCGCTGGAGCGCGGCACGGGCGCCGACGCGGCGCAGTGCAACCGATGGGGCGAAGACGCCGATCAGGCGGTCAAGCGCGTTCACGTCCTCACCCGCTGCACGTAGCTTTGCGAAACGGGCCGCTCCGTTGTGCCAGACGCAATCAGCCCTGCCTCGATGTCGCGTTTGGCCTTTAGGAGGTCGCTGACCGAGCGATAGGTGACGCTGCGGCCGTCGACCGTGACCGTCAGTTCGCCGGTGGCGATGGCGGCCTCGATCGCCGCCAGGTGCGTGGTTGTGTATGCCATGTGGCCGTTGCTTTCCGGTAATGCCCACCATCAGCATGCGCTTTGGCATCATTGCAAAACTACGGAAAAATGAAATTCACCTCCCATTTCTGGCGGTTTGGCGGTCGATTTTGTGAACAGGATATGCGGCGGTTTTGCAGCGTTAAATAGAATAGGCGGCGTTTGTGCCGTCTACTTCTAGTTAGTGGCCTTCGTGTTTCGTCTCCGCGCACTCGGCGCGACTCGCAAGCCCGCTGTTGAAAATTCTCGTTGCGTAGCCTTTCGCGGCGCACTGCTCAACAATCAGCTTCAGTTGAGCATCGCTGATGGGCGCAGGCGTACAGGCTGTGAGCGAGAGCAACAGCATCGCTGCCGTCGTATTGACCTTGTGCATTTCATTCCTTTCGGGGGCGCTCGGCCCCTAACACCACGGTCGAGGTCGCGCCTTCGGCGCTGGACGCTTCGCCGGCAGGCCGCACAACTTGGTCGTTCACCGCCCCTTCCGCACACGCCAGACGGTCGTCAAACTGACATTGAATGCCGCGGCGATTTCGGCATAGGTGCCGGTGGCGTCGCGGATGGCCTGGCGGCGGGTCGGAGAATGCTTGGGGATGTAGATCTCTGCGCCGCCCCAGTTCAGGCGCAGGTCGGCGTCTATCATGTCGCGCTTCGGTTTGCTGATCGGCACGTGCGTTGCAACGGTGTCGAGTATGGAAGCGATTAAGTCATCTTCTGGCACGGGAGCGAATCCTTTCTAGAAGGTCATTGCCTCGGGTTGGCGGCGGGAGCGGGGTTGAGGGTTCTGCTTTCTGGTCTTTTTCGGCGTCGACCGCGACAGTTGCATCCTTGAGCGTGGCGCCGGAGAGGCGCAGCGCGACCAGCGCCAGGATAAGGCAGTCGAGCGCCTCGTTGCGGGCGCGGGTCTGCACCCATTCCTGTATCGGCCTGTGGCCCTTGAAGCGTGTGACCAGCTTTTCGGCGGCCAGCTGGGCGAAGTATTCGTCGTCAAAGGCGGGTTCCTGCGGGAAGTGCAGGTAGCCTGGGCCGGGTTCCATCTGCTTCAAGCGCGCGTAGAGCATTCCCTTGCCGCCGTCGACGCCAATCGGCTCGACCGGAACGCCGCGTTTGCGCTTGACGCGCAGGCGCTGGCGGCGCTTCTTCTCGTCCTCGACCAGCGGGCGGCCCATGCCGAAGACACCCTTTGTTGCGAAGCACCAGCGCCGGCGGGCGACGAAGGCATAGACCTGGCTGGCGTTGTATCCGGAGTCGATGGCGCACACCTTGACCTCGACGTCGGCCAGCGTTTCGGCGAGGTCTTCCCAGACCTGCGGCTGCGCGGTGTCGCCGGGCAGGATGACGTGGTCGCGCACCCAGCCTTCCTCGCCTTTGCCCCAATCGACCACGGTCAGCTCGAGGCGGTCTTTCTGCACGTCGACGCCGCCGGTGCGCAGGCCGACCGGCAGCGCTTCCGGGTAGATTTCCAGCCGCGAGATCAGGCTGACGTTCTCGATGCTGTCTCCCTCTTCCTTGAACACTTCGCCGAGGTAGGTGTTGAAGAAGGCTTTCAGCTCGGACGAGTCGCCCTGGGCGTCGATCCACTTCTGTGCAACCTTGACCCACGACAAGCCGAGGCCGACCGGCGCATACAGCGCGTTGATGTGATAGCCGCGGTGGTGGCGGATGTGCGGTCGGGCGGCAATCCATCGGCCGCGGGCCAGCATTTCGGTTTTGCTGTTTTCCTCGATGATGGCGGCGCATTCGCGGCAGACGTACCAGGCGGCGGCGACATGCTCCGGGCCTTCCTGCCCTTCTTCTTTTGGCGCTCGGCGGAACTTGAGGCCGTAGGGCGCATCCTTTCCGCCGAACTCGAGCGGCTGGTATTCGCCGCAATGCGGGCACGGCACATGATACCGGCGCATGTCGCTCCGCGCGTATTGCTGGGTGATGCGGCTGGCGCCTTCCTTGGTCGGCGTGCTGACCAGGTAGGTTTTCGCGCGGGTGTAGGTGCGCTGGCGGTTCTCGATCAGCGTCATCGGGTCGCCTTCTCCTCCGACGTCCCACGGGAAGGCATCGACCTCGTCGCAGATGACGTATGGCAGGTGATCGGAGCGCAGCGAATCCGGCGAGTTGGCGCCGGCCTTGATGATGCGCGAGCGGGCGCCGTATTCGAGCAGGTCTCCGCGGTTGGCGCGGGCGCGCTTGGCTGTGCTGACCAGCCCGGCCAGCGCCGGCGATTCGTCGATCATCTTGGCCAGGCGCGGATTGAACGAGCGGTCGCGCAGCTCGAGCGTCGGCATCACGCACAGTAGGTCCTTGTTGCCGAGGTGGTGCATCAGGTAGCCAATCCAGTTGAACATGGCCTCTGTGCCGCCGACGCCGGACGACTTCATGAAGGTTACCTGGCGCACGCTGGAATGCTCTGAGAGCGCGTCCATGATCTCGACCAGGTAAGGCGTCAGCGCGTTATGCCACGGCCCAGGCGCGTTGGTGCCCGAGCGCAGCTCGCGGTGACGATCGGCCCATTGCGAGACGGTGATGAGGTCGCGCGGCTTGACGCCGCGGCGGAAGCGGTCGCCCACCTCGGGCAGCATCGGCGTGGCCGCCGCCGCCTTCTCGCCCAGCGCGGTGGCCCACTGGTGCGCGGCCTCGGAGATCAGGTAGTGCACGCGCGTTTCCTCTCGCTCGCCGGCGATGGCCGACACGAAATAAGACGCTGCGGCATCGAGCGCGTCGAGCAGCAGCCGGCGCACCGCGTTGCCGGCCGCCATGAGGTCGGCGCCGGCGCAGGTCTCGGCCAGCGCGGCGTCGAACTCGGCTTTGGCGTTGGCGGCCTTGAGGCGCTCGCGCTCGGCTTGGAGGTCGGCTAGTGATGCCATGCGTGCAGCCGATTGAAAAGCCGGCGCACGACATAGCTGCGCGCCAGGCTGATGACAGTGAACCACGCGCCGATCAGCAGGTTGTCTGACAGCGGCAGATGCACGCCGAACAGCGGGAAAATGACGAGCTGGCTGGCGACTGCGACGCCGTAGCCAATGGCGACGTTGGCCACGGACTCGGCGCCGGACATGGCGCGCGACTGGCTCATTCGCCGAACTCCCGGCCGGTCTCGGCATGGACGGCGCGCTTGCCGGTGTATTGCTGCCAGCGGCGGACGGCGACGTCGACGTAGTTCGGCGACAGCTCCATCGCGTAGCAGCGGCGGCCGGTTTGTTCGGCGGCGATGATCGTGGTGCCGCTGCCGCTGAAGGGCTCATAAACCGACGTAGCCATGTTGCAAAGCGTTTGCATCGCAAACATCGCCAAATCGACAGGCATCACGGCGCGGTGCAATTCTGCGAATTCGTTTTTTCCGTGCGGGTTGATTCGCACAATGTTTGGCACAGATCCGTGCCAATCAGCAAACCGAATAGCGCGAGATCCATTCCCGCCGAAAATCAACAAAAACTCGAACGCGTTATTCATAACGCATGATTGCATCTGTGGAGCGCCGTGGCCTTTGTCCCAAATCGCAACGTCACACAATTCGCCGCGGTTTTCGTTTAACCACTCAACCAATGCGATTTTGTTGTCGGCAAGCATTTGCACATTGCAAACAATGACGCCACACAAATCGCGCGCCGCCGCATACCACCCGCGCATCAGCGCAAGCCATTCCGATGGCCTGTCGTCGTGAATGTCATAAAACGTTTTGCGATGTTTAGCGCCCGGCTCGTAATGGTCGCGCAGTTTCGCAACATTGCCGGCGCCATATGGCGGCGACGTAAAGCACAAATCTGTCTTCTCGCCATTCATCAGCAGCGCCACCGAGCCGCCGTCCGTGCTGTCGCCGCACATGATCCGGTGCCGCCCGAGCAGCCACACATCCCCCGGCCGCGTCACCGCTTCGGCCTGCACCGCCGGCGCGGCGTCGGGGTCGGTCTGGCCTTCCGGCGTGGCATCCAGCCCGGCCAGCAGGGCGTCGATTTCCTTGAGGTCGAAGCCGGTCAGGCCGACGTCGTAGCCTTCGTCCATAAGGTCGCGCATTTCCAGCGCCAGCATGGCGTCGTCCCACCCGGCATTGAGCGCCAGCCGGTTGTCGGCGATGACGTAGGCGCGCCGCTGCGCGTCGGTGAGGTGGCCGAGCCGGATGCACGGCACTTCGGCCAGCCCGAGCTGCCGCGCGCCCATCACGCGGCCGTGGCCGGCGATGATGCCGCCATCGGCGTCGATCAGCACCGGGTTGGTGAAGCCGAACTCCTTGATGCTGGCGGCGATCTGCGCTACCTGCGCGTCGGAGTGCGTGCGGCTGTTGCGCGCGTAGGGAATGAGCCGGTCGATGGCGAGGGTTTCGATCTGCATCAGAAGCGCTCCCCGCAGTCGGCTTCGATCTCGGCCGCTTCCGTGTTTATTTTTTTCGCGGCGGCCATGATGCGATCCACGGTTTCTGCGGTCAGCGCATCGGAAGCCGAGGCCAATAACCGCGTGATGCAATCACAGTGCGCCTTCATGGCTTGCGCTGCGGTCAGCGCGGGAAACCAATGGCGGACGTTTTTTTTCAGTCGATTCTTTCTCATGCTGTTTGCTCCGGTTGTTTTGCGGTTTCGGCGCGCATGCGCCGCAGGGCGCGCGGCAGTTCGCGCTTGATGATGTGGCTGATGACCGTGAAATAGCCGCCGATGGCCAGATTGTCGGCCAGCGGCAGATGCACGCCGAACAGCGGCAGAATGGCGATCTGGCTGGCGACGGCCACGCCGTAGCCGATGGCGACGTTGGCGGCGCTTTCAATGGCCGACTGGCGGCGGCTTTGGGTCATGGCGCCGACGGCTCCGGGAAAGGCTGGCCCGTTGCTTCAAGCGTGGCGCGCTTGCCGGTGAATTGCTGCCAGCGGCGGACGATCACGTCGGCGTAATTGGGCGAAAGCTCCATCAGGCGCGCGATCATGCCGAGCTGCTCACTGGCGATCAGCGTCGATCCACTGCCACCGAACGGATCGACAACGATTGCGCCAGGCTTCGCCGAGTTCTTGAGCATCCGCTCGATCAGCGCAACGGGCTTCATGGTCGGGTGCACGTCGTTCCGCTTTGGCCGCAGCTCACGCATGATCGAATCCTCGATCCATTCGACCTTGGCGTTGCCGTCGACGATCATCACCTCTTCGCCGATGGTCACCTGCCATTTCCCATCCGAACGCTTCACGAACGGCGAACCGCTCGTGCCCGCATCGCTTACGGTGGTCTGCGCGCGGCCTCCGTAGAACTTGTGTGCACCCCCTTCCTTCCATCCGTACAGGATCGGTTCGTGAATCCACTGGTAATCAGACCTGCCGAGTACCAGTGAATCCTTCCGCCAGATCACGACGCCGGACAACTTGAATCCCGCCGCCTTGAACTCGGCCGTGAAGTTGGCACGCTCGGTGTCGGCGTGCGCGACATAAATCGCCGCACCTTTGCGCATCACCGCGTGGGTAGCACGATAAAACCCGCTCAAGAATTTTCGGAAATCGGCGTCTGACATATCGTCGTTGTCAATTTTCCCGGCCGCCGTCTCATAGGCGACGTTGTAAGGCGGATCGGTCCAGCAGGCGTCCGCAACGTCACCGCGCATCAGTAACGCCATCGCCCCCATGTCCGTACTGTCGCCGCACATGATCCGGTGCTTGCCGAGCAGCCACACATCCCCCGGCCGCGTCACCGCCTCGGCCTGCACCGCCGGCGCGGCGTCGGGGTCGGTCTGGCCTTCCGGCGTGGCATCCAGCCCGGCCAGCAGGGCGTCGATTTCCTTGAGGTCGAAGCCGGTCAGGCCGACGTCGTAGCCTTCGTCCATAAGGTCGCGCATTTCCAGCGCCAGCATGGCGTCGTCCCACCCGGCATTGAGCGCCAGCCGGTTGTCGGCGATGACGTAGGCGCGCCGCTGCGCGTCGGTGAGGTGGCCGAGCCGGATGCACGGCACTTCGGCCAGCCCGAGCTGCCGCGCGCCCATCACGCGGCCGTGGCCGGCGATGATGCCGCCATCGGCGTCGATCAGCACCGGGTTGGTGAAGCCGAACTCCTTGATGCTGGCGGCGATCTGCGCTACCTGCGCGTCGGAGTGCGTGCGGCTGTTGCGCGCGTAGGGAATGAGCCGGTCGATGGCGAGGGTTTCGATCTGCATCAGAAGCGCTCCCCGCAGTCGGCTTCGATCTCGGCCGCTTCCGTGTTTATTTTTTTCGCGGCGGCCATGATGCGATCCACGGTTTCTGCGGTCAGCGCATCGGAAGCCGAGGCCAATAACCGCGTGATGCAATCACAGTGCGCCTTCATGGCTTGCGCTGCGGTCAGCGCGGGAAACCAATGGCGGACGTTTTTTTTCAGTCGATTCTTTCTCATGCTGTTTGCTCCGGTTGTTTTGCGGTTTCGGCGCGCATGCGCCGCAGGGCGCGCGGCAGTTCGCGCTTGATGATGTGGCGCAGGCGGGCGATTTCCTTGTCGAGGATCTGCCGGCGCTGCAGGTCGTTGGCGCAGGCGGCCAGGCGCGGGGCGGTCTGGTCGATGACGCGCTCGATGCCGGCGCGCAGTATGGCGCCGAGGCCGGCGGATTCGCGGCGGACGGCGGCGCGCGCGAAGCGCAGGCCGCGGCGCAGGGCCATTTCGAGCTTGAGCGTGGAGTTTTCGTAGTGCATCAGCAGCGCCTTGGCCTTGGCGCGGCTGCTGCCGTCGGTGTGGCCGACGTCGATTTCCGGCGCGGACGGTGGCGGCGCGGCGGCTGGCTGGCGTTGCGCGGCGAAGCGTTCGGCAACGTCCGGGCGGCCGCCCTGCGTTTCCGCGATGCGGGCGCGGCTGGCCGGGCCGTCGATCTTGCCGTCGGCGGTGAGGATGCAGCGTCCGGTATCGACGAGCTTTTGGACGTAGCCGACGGACATGCCGATTTCGGCGGCGAACTGGCGGCGGGATAGTCCGCTCATGCGGCCCTCGCCAGGATGGCCTTGATGGCGCGGTCGACTTCGTCGAGCAGGTCTTTGTCGACCTTTGCCATGACGCGGTCGCGGATCTTGCGGGCGTTGAACATCTGGCTGAAGCCGATGACCTGGACTGGCTCAATCGGCAGCCGTGCATCGCCGGTGCGAATGAAGACGGTGCGCCCCTTGTTGCCGATGAAGGCGCCATCGATTTTCTTGAGTCCGCCGGCGCGGCGAATCTTGAAGCCTAGCTGGCGTTTGAGGGCGGCGATGTCCTTTTTCTTGATGCCGACGGCGCCGCGCGTCTTGAAGCTGGCGCCGGCGGCGACGGCGACGGCGAGGAAGCGGATCATGTTGGCCGATCGGCCGCGCCGGCTCTTGCTGCCGAAGATGTCGATGACGGCCTGCAGATTGCTTCCGCTGGCGCTGCGCAGGCTGATGGCGTTTCGCACTTCGTCTGCCTTGACGGCGTATTCCTGCGTGATGGCGCGGTTGATTTCTGCGCGGGCTTTCTGCGCGGTCTTGTTGATGGCGGCGGACATGGCCTTGCCCTGCAGTTCGCCGGGCAGGCGCCCGATGCGGCGCTGCACTTCGGCGATGCCTCGGATGTCGACCTTGAGGCCGATTCCGCTCATGCGCGCCAACCGCCGCGCTGGCTCGCGTCCTGTTCGCGTTGCCAGCCGTCGCGGCAATCGACGTCGCAGAAGCGGGCGCCAGCAGGCAACAGAGCGTCGCACCAGTGGCAGGCACCAGTCACCGGCAGCCCTGGCGCGTGCGAGGCGTGCTTGAGCATGGCGATGTGGCGGTCGAATTCTTCTCGCTGCGTTGCGCTGTCTGAGATGTCCATCAGCGAATTTCCTTGGAAAGGTTGGTCGGCGCCCATCCGGTGTCAGAGAGGCGGACGGCGGCGGCGGGGTTGTAGGGCATCGGCGTGCCGACTTCGTGGCCGCCTTCGCGTGCGTGGAAGGTGTGCTGCCCGGCGATGCCAGCGCGGATGGCTGCGTCGATCATGTCGGCGCCGAACGCGGCGCGCAGGTCATCGATCCAGCCGGCGACGGTTGGCATTGCCTGGCGCAGGGGTTTTTTGTGCGGATCGGTCATGTTCCGGGTTCTGTTTTTGTGTTCCGGGTACCCGGAACAGCCGAAAGCCTTACGGCACAAGGCTCGTTCCGGGTGTTACGGGTGTTCCTTGTGTACACGCGCGGGAGATATTCAGATGTGTGCGCGAGGAGCGCTGGCGCGTGTCCGTGTGTACGCGCGCGTAGGCCAGGAACACCCGTAACACCCGGAACAAGCCTGTACTGGTGCGGGGTTCCGGGGTTCCGGGTACCCGTAACACGGTGCCGCGAACCCGGAACAGTCAGGCGGCCCATGCGTTGCCCTCGCTGGTTTTGCTGGCTTCAGCGAACTTTGCGACGCATTCCGTCAGCCAGCGTACGGCCGCCGTTCCTGGAACCTGCCCGTTTCCAGCGGCCTCGACATTGGCGACCGGAGGGAAGAGGATGGGCTTGACCTCTGTTTCGACGGCATGATCGCTCGGGAAAACGCGCGCCTTCTTCTTTTCCCAGCCTGGCAAATGGGCGAGTGACCCGTGGAAGTGATTGGACGGGCGTGGCCGGCTCTCACCATTGGCCCGGCACCAGCGCAGATAGGTTGCGTAAACATCGCCAGCGAGCGCCGGGCATACCGGCAGGCCAAGATCGCCGGTTATCCATTCTGTAGCGAAGCGCACCTCGGACGGGCTGGAAAGCATCATCAGTCGTTGCTTGGCGTCAGTCATCGGCGGACGCTTTTTCGGGTGGAAGCCGGTCAGGTCGAGATCGAGCAGGTACTGATAAAGAGCGGCGACGCCGCCGGCCTCGATCTCGAGGAACACGTCGTCGTAATATTCCTCAGACAGGGCCGGCGGGGTATATACCACCAGGTGCCGGCGGTCGTCGTTGTCGATGGGCAGCGGCTGGCCCTCATTCGACAGGTAACAGATGTTGACCTGGTTGCGCTGGCGATAGGCGGCGATGTTCTTAGGGTTGATGCGTATCCATTCGCCGCTGACAAGTTCCTTGAGCTCGTTCTTGATGTGCCACATCTCGGCGCGGGTCACGACCTCTTCGGCCAGAATGAACAACTTGGAGTCGGACCAGTCTGAATTGAACTTGTCTTCGAGGCCGCGCTGGTTCAGGACGGTCGAATAGTCGCCATAGATTTTGGCGAGTTGCTGGAAAACGGTCGACTTCCCGGTTCCCTGCGGACCGTGCATGATGACGGCGCTCGACATCTTGGCGCCGGGATTCTGCAGCGGGTATGCCATCCAGCACAGAAGCCATCGGTAAACGGCCTCCGATGTTTCCGGAGCCTCGCCGCTGCACAGGTAGCGCAGCAGATCGAGTAGAAGTTCGCAGGATCCGGCCTTCGGCTTCATCGGCCACCCGCGCCAGGTATTCAGCTTGCACTCGTCGTCATTGCCGGACGGGTCGAAGCCGACCTGGTCAATGTAATAGGCGCCGCGCTCGACCCATTCCGGGTGGCGCTTGATGTCATCGCCGCGGGCGCCGGCCGGCAGTAGCGCCAGCATCTGCGATTTCTTCGCCACCTTGTTTGTCCAGGTGTCGAAAACATAGTCGCCGGTGCCGTCATCGAGCGGAATGAAGCGCTGCACAAGGTCGTCGACGGTCATGACGGATTGCGCGGCACGGCGGCCGTTTCCCCCTCCCCCCTCGGACGCAGCACCCGCCCGCATGGCTTGCTGCGCAACGGCCTGCCAGCCGAGCGCGGCCAGCTTGGTCTCGATCTGCGCGCGGACTGCGCCAAGGCCTTCGCGGGCATGGAGGTCGTTGAAGTCGGTGATCTTCTGTCTGTCTCGGTCGGCCGCGAAAACCGGCGCGACCCACGCCCCGGCGACGGCCAGCGCCGCATTGCTGGCGTGCGTGATGCCGGGGTTGCCGTCGGTCAGGTAATCATCATCGGCGCAGATCAGCAGCCTGGCCAGCTTGTACTTGGCGTGAATCGCCGCGGCGACCGGGCCGAGGTTGCCGGCGTCGAAGGCGACGGCCACCGGCAGGCCGGTAGCCATGTGCAGCGAGGCGGCGGTGGCGTAGCCCTCGGCCATCAGGATCACCGCGCCAGCGGCAGACGATAGGCCGCC